AGAAGTACCAAAACTTTTAAAAATAAGGTTAAGGATACAATAATGTCAAAATATGGTGTATATAATGTCTCTCAAATAGAGGTATCATATAAGAAGTCATGGTTTGGTAATAAAATAAATGGTGTTCACCACTCTGGATTATTATATCAAGGTACATATGAACTAGATTTTTTGGAAAAGTATTTTGATAGTGTTATTATTGAAAAGATTAAACCGATTAAATACGAATTAAATGATAATACACATTATTATCATCCAGATTTTTACCTACCTAAATACAATCTAATAATTGAAATAAAATCTAGTTATACTTACAACTACGATTTAGAAAAAAATCTAAAAAAGAAGGAGTATAGTTTAAAAAATGGATATAATTTTTTATTTATAATTGATAAAGATTATTCATTATTTGAGGAATTTTTATTAGTTTAATTTTGTTTTACTAAAAAATAGTTGTACATTTGTATTTCAAAATATAAAAACGATATATGATTACACTAGGATTATCAGGTAGTAGATACTCAGGAAAAGATACGGTTACACAAGTATTCAAAAGAATAGGTGTACCTGTTTTTGAGGCAGACCTTATTTTAAAGTTTATTTTAAATCACAATCACGAATTGTTAGGTGAAGTACGTAGAGAGTTAGGTTCTGACATCTTTACTAATCACCAATTAAATCTTCGTGGTATGAGAAAATCTACATTTGATAAAATTCTTGACATTGTTCAAGACGATCTTTTCAATGCTTATGCTAAGTTTAATGATAGATTAGAAAGAAAAGGTGCTATCTATACTATTTTTCATTCTTCAATTTTATTTGAAAGAGAGTGGGATAAAAAAGTAGATATGTCTATAAGTGTATTTGCCCCAGAAGGTGACAGACTAAAAAGAGCTCGTTATATGACTAATGAAGGATTACTAAATATTAGAGATAGAGTAAAGACTGAAATGGATCCATTAGAAAAAAATCAAATGGCTGATTTTATTCTTAACAACTTTAATAATGGTGGTGAAGTAGTTGGTAGTATCGGTTTACAACCTACAAAATTACCAAACTTAGTAAAACAAGTAAATCAAATTGATCAAAAAGTCATTGATGAATACTTATATAAAGAAAGTTTAATACTTTGTGTATAATGAAAAATATTATAAAAATAAAATTAGTAAACGATTGTAATAATAAGTTACAATTTGTTAAAAATATAAAAGAACTTTGTGGTTTAGATTTAAGAAACTCCAAAGATATAGCCGATAGAGTTTGTCAGAAACCTTATATACCCTTTGAGTTTGAAGTACCAATGGGTATAACCACTAAAGAAGTATATGATAAACTAACTTACAACCTAGAAACTAATATTCTTGAAATAAATGGTGGTACACAATGGCAGAGAGAAATTAAAATGTTACAATTAGGTGTTGGAGAAAGACAAGATTATTTAGACTTTCTTAAACAACATATTCAAACAAATTTTGGTAATTCAGAAGAAATGCTTACATTTGTACTCGACAAACTAACACAAGAACAACTACAAGAAACAATAGATAAAATTAAATATTAATGGCAAACGCACATATACATTCAGTTTCTTCAGCTCGTAGATTTGGCGGAGAACCACAAGACTACTTAGCAATTCATATGAAGATGGACTGTTCTAAAGCTTACTTGTCTGATAATAGACATAGAGCTTTAACACACCACGGATTTTGGATCCACGAGGTGATGATACCTATATTCGGATATACTATCACAAACTCAGCTGATAAAGTCGTATCCGTAAAAGATATATGTGAACAACATATATTAGAAGATTTTGGAATGAGGTTCATTCCAACTGCACAAGATTACTTAGAACACTTAGACTTCAAAGAGTGGATGCAAAATGGATTAAAAGATAATCCATCTTCTGCTATAAAAGTAACTCAAAAAGATAAATCAGGTAAAATGTCTGATCCAAATAACACAATTCTAGATTAATATGTGGGTAATATGTAAAAAAGGTAGTACAAAACTAGTAAAAGGACATTCATATGAAGTAGTTTCTATGAATAATAGTGTTGGTTCTACTTATAAAAGTGTTCGACTTAAAGATTTCGGTGGTTACTCTGTAAAAAACTTTACTACAACTGATGGTAAACCTCTTCCAGAGATTGATATCCCATTGCCAACAAACTTTTATAATAGATTTGAATTATTAAAAGGTGAAGATGTTTCAAAAGGAGATATAATTGTTTGTACGCAAGATCGATATAAGACTTTAGTAAAGGATGGTATGTATCGTGTTGAAGAGATTAATCGTAAAGTAACACCTAGGACTTCATATAGTGGTGCCATATTGACACCTTATGTAGATTATCTTATTAAGTTTGAGGGAGTTAAAAGAAAACTAAAACTCAATGGTTGGTGTTTTAGAAAATTGACAACTGCAGAAGCGAGAGAATTAGCTTTAAATCAATTATTGTTTGATGAAACAACTGGTTTGATTACAACTAATGATACAAGAAAGATTGATTTAGTTCAAGATAAAAACTTGGAGTTATTAAAAATCGTTTCAAAATCAATTTTAGATCCTAATAGACATGGATTAAAAATACTTGATTGGGGAATTCAACAAGTGTCTAAAAGAACAGAAGTAAACGTTGATGATTATGCAGACCTATTAGAAATGTCTTTAAAAGATATTTTAGATTTAATCGAAACAAATTAAAAATTAGCAATAGAATTAAAAACAATTAAAAACAATTAAATTATGGTAACACAGATTTTGGCCTATTGGCCTTGGATGCTCTTAGTAGTAGCCGTACTTATGTACAAATTCATTTTTCGTGTATTTTTTGGACTAGTTATTGTTCCTGAGAACAAGATTGGTTTAGTAACGAAAAAATTCGTTCTTTTCGGAGAAAACAAACAATTAAGTGGTGATAGAATCATCGCAGTAAATGGTGAAGCAGGATTTCAAGCAAAAATGCTAGAAACTGGCTTACACTGGTGGATGTGGCCTTGGCAATACTCTGTTGATATGCAAGGATTTATAGTTATTCCAGAAGGACATATTGGATTAATTTCATCTAAAGATGGTAAGGTTCCACAAACAGGACGTATCTTAGGACGTAGAGTTGAGTCTGATAACTTTCAAGATGCAGTAGGTTTCCTTAATAATGGAGGACAAAAAGGACGTCAGTCTGCTTATATTACAAACGGTAGTTATAAAATCAATACATTCTTATTTGAAGTATCTGCTGTTAAACAAGTAAGTGTACAAGAAAACATGGTGGGTATTGTTACTACATTAGATGGTGAGCCACTTAGTAAAGATCAAATTGCTGGTGAAAAAATCGAAGGTCACAATAACTTTCAAGACTTTGATGCATTTTTATTAAATGGTGGTAGTAGGGGTTTACAAACACAAGTTATTCAAGCAGGTTCTTATAACCTTAACCCGTGGGCTGTTCAAGTTGAAGAAGTACAAATGACAGAAATTCCGATTGGTCATTGTGGTGTTGTTATTTCTTTTGTTGGAGCTGATGGAGTTGATGTAACTGGAGCTGGATTTAAACATGGTAATTTAGTTTCTAAAGGACAAAAAGGTGTTTGGGCTGAACCATTAGGACCAGGTAAATATGCTATTAATAAATATACTAATACAATTGAGATTGTTCCAACAACTAACCTTGTACTTAACTGGGCTAATGCTAGAACAGAGTCTCACAACTTAGACAAAGGGTTGAGTACGATTACAGTACGTTCTAAAGATGGTTTCCCATTTAACTTAGACGTTTCTCAAATCATCCACATTCCAATGGCAGAAGCACCAAAAGTAATCGCTCGTTTCGGTTCTACACAAGCACTTGTATCACAAGTATTAGAACCTACAATTGGTAACTATTTCCGTAACTCTGCACAAAATTCAGATGTTATTGCTTTCTTATCTACTCGTCAATCAAGACAAGATGCTGCCAAAGAAGCTATTTCTGCAGTACTTGAAGAGTATAATGTACACGCTGTGGATACTCTAATTGGAGATATTACTCCACCAGAGTCATTGATGAAAACATTAACTGATCGTAAAATTGCAGAGGAACAACAAGTTACTTATGAAACTCAAGAAAAAGCACAAGTAAGAAGACAGGGTGTTGAAAAACAAACTGCTATTGCAGATATGCAAGGTGAAGTTGTAAAAGCAGACCAAGGTGTTCAAATCTCTGAAAGATTGGCAGACTCAGCGGTTAAAGATGCAACTGGTAAAGCTCGTTCAGTAAAAATTGCCGCTGAAGCTAACGCAGAAGCTACAACATTAAATGCTAAAGCAGAAGCTACTAAGAAAACTCTTATTGGAGAAGCTGAAGCAAATGCTATCTTAGCAGTGGGTAAATCAACTGCAGAATCTTATAGATTGGCTGTTGACGCAATGGGTCAAGATAACTTCACGACTTATAAAGTAACAGAAGAAATCGGTAAAGGTAATGTGAAAATTATGCCAGATTTACTTATCAATGGTAGTGGTCAAGGTGGAAATGGTTCATTAGATGGATTACTTGGAGTTCAAATCATGAATATGATGGGTAAAGGTTTCAAAAATCTTGACACAACATAAGTTCTTGCTGAAGAAGTAGTAGTAACTACAGAAGACAAAAAAGGAAAAAAATAAAAACCCTATAATATAGGAATCTAAAAAACGGTTATTCAAAAGATAACCGTTTTTTTAGAACTATAACTTAAATTTTAAAAATTATGAAAAAAATATTACTATTATTATTACTACTATTTTCTGTAATGATAACTAGCCAAAACGTTACTTATGCTAGCACTAGTAACATTATCCCTAACCCAGAAAAAGGTTTTTATCGCTACACTACTACTGGTTCATCTGGTGGGTATAACCTACTTACACAATCTACCATATCTGGGTATAGAACAACTGAAAACATAACAGTAATACAAAGACAATTCTTTTTAAGAGATTTTATTACAGGTATTCCAATTACTTCTACATATCTTACCAACATGCAGACTGATTTCAACAGAATCAGAGCTGCTGGTGCCAAGGTTATTGTTAGATTTACTTACACATCTTCTAGTTCTTATACAGTATTTCAACCAACCAAAGCTCAAATACTTGCACATATTGCACAATTAGCACCTGTGGTAAATGCTAACAAAGATGTTATAGTTGCAATTCAAGCAGGCTTTATTGGTAAATATGGTGAATGGTATTACACAGGTTCATCTGAATTTGGTAATGCTGATTATACCATATATACAGCAACACAATGGGCCAATAGAAAAGCTGTAATGGATGCGATGATTAATTCATTCAATATTTCAATACCGTTACAAGTTAGATACGTCTATGCTAAACAAAAAATGTATGGAAATACATATGTTGGTAGAATAGGCTTCTACAACGATGCTTTTTTGGCAAATTATGGTGACTCTGGAACCTTTTTAGTTAGTGGTTCACAAGGAGTTCCTAGTGCTGCTGATGTAACATATTGGCAAAATACTACAGTAAACAATCCAGTTGCTGGAGAAACCAATATGGTTAATGCACCAAGAACAAATTGTGCAAATGCTATCTTAGAGATGGATAGATTTAATTGGAGTTTAATTAACAAAGATTATTTTCCTACAGTTATTTCTAACTGGCAAACAAATGGTTGTTTTTCAACAATACAAAAAAGTATTGGGTATGACTTTAGATTAAATATCTCAAACATCAATAATGGTATATTAACAATCAATATAGGTAACTATGGGTACGCTAATCTATTTAAAGATAGAAGAGCTTTTTTAGTATGTAAGAATACAACTACTAATGTTAACTATTCATTTTTGATTGATAGTAACTTTAAAAATTGTACTACCACAAGTTATAACATAGTTACCAATTTAACAACTTTAGGATTGCCAACAGGTACTTATAAATTATACTTGAACTTACCGGATCCGCTTATTAGTAATAAACTATATTCAATACAAACCTCTAATTTAAACACATGGACAACCGAGGGATTTAATGATTTGCAACAAACATACACCACACCAACAATTAATGTGGTTAATAAAAATATTATTATAAATACTAATGAGACTGTAAAAATTTATGATTTAAACGGTACTTTAGTCTGTGAAGATAATGATCTAAGTATTCTTAAAAAAGGAATATATATTATTATTCTAAAAACATCACAAGGTGAATTAATCAAAAAAATTATAAATTTATAATAAAATAAAAACCTCTATTGAAATAGAGGTTTTTATTTATAATTTTTAATATATACAATTATGTACAACAAAATATATGACTTTTGTAAAGTTAGAAACGAAGGAACTATTTATGATAATCATTCACAAAATCCACCTCCAAGAGTTCAATTTCTGATGGATTTACTTGATTCAGAAGGTATTATTTACGAATTAGATAGATTTTACACTTCTAAAGTAACTGGATATAATCTTATCTTACAAGGAACTTCAAATAGAATGGTTGTTGCACATCATGATGTAAATAATCCTAATATAGACAATGCTAATGATAATAGTGCTTCAGTAATCAATGCAATAATGATTAAGAAGCTTTTACCAACAATGAATGTAATTCTATTAGATGGTGAAGAAGTAGGTGGTATAGGCTCTAATAGAGCGTCAGAACAAATAAATGAAGGTAAGTTTGGTGATATAGAATGGGTACTTAATTTAGAGTTAAGTGGTAAAGGTGGTAAACACTTTTTTATTGGAGATTATCCAGGACCATTAACAAATCATATTAAGACTCTGTTTGATTGTCCAATAGTTAGAACACCTTTTAATGACTCAGTTACATTTAGAAGAAATGGAATTGATTCAGTAGTAATAAATCCGTTACCTCCGGTTTTAGAAGGTAAAACAAATGTTAAGTGGGATGATGAAACATATTTAGATTATTCAATGTTATTTCATTGTCATTCTACTAAAGACACAGTTGCAACAATTGATCCAACAGATATGAAAGAATTTGTTGAAGATGTTGTATTAAAAATATTAACATATTAAATGAGAAGTTTAAACAAGTATGAAGAATTTATTGTAGAAAAACTTATATTAGAACAACTTTTATTAGAGTCTAATGTAATCTATTCACAAAAATTTAAAAGAGCACTTAGTAAATTACCTGACAATGAAATTGCTCAGAAATTATTAGAGATTGAAAACAAAGACTTAGAAGTTGTTTCTAACTTTTTTGATGTGAAAATCGATAACGATAATATCTTAACATTTACACCAGATAGAGTTGCTCAAGAAATACTTGGAGATACTAGAGAATTTGTTAATTATCAAGGTCGTAGAGGTGGTTGGCTTACAAATAATGTTAGAACTAACGGAGCTATTTTTGCTAGATTAGGATTTACACCTACAACAGAAGAAGTTTTCCATCCAAATAATAATGATGCTGGAGAAGTTATTAGTAGAGTAACATCTGAAAAAACTGGTAAAACTTGGTGTTATGTTAAGTTTCCAACTGGTGAAGGTGTTTATAATCTTGAAAAACTAAGACCTGTTGTAGAAGATAAACAAAAAATTGTTTTTACAAGAAGCAGACAAGAAATAAGAATTGGTAGATCCGTTAGAGTTTTATTACAAGCTTATAACTATCCAGTTACTGATGCTAAGATAGAAACGTTTGTAAACGAATTTAGAGCAGTTTTATCAATAATGAATGATGTGTTCTCAAGATTTGAGATCGTTGAAGGAGACGACTTAGGATTCTGGTATAACAGAAGAAACTATGAATTTCCACACCAAGGAACATTAGGTAGTTCTTGTCAGGCAGTTGGTAATCTTAGATGGTTACAAATCTATATTGATAACCCACAAACTGTTAAATTATTGATGTTGAGATCTGAAAACTATGATGATAAAATTATTGGTAGAGCACTTCTTTGGACATTAGATGATGGTAGACAAGTAATGGATACTATTTATACAAGTAAAGATTCTGATAGAAACGTATTTATTGAGTATGGTAATTCAAAAGGATATTTACAAATGAGTTATGGACAAACAGTTACTGCACATATACATCCTGGAACATTTGAACAATACCCGTCAGTAGATAATATGAATAACTGGAATCCAGAAACTGGTCAAATTAGTAATAGATCTTTCCCAGGTTCAAGAGGTATAATATGGAGTGAGAATGATGGTGATGAAGAGTGGCAAGATGATGATGATTGGCGAGACGATGATTAAAAATAATATATAATAAGTGAGATATTTAAAACTTTTTGAAGAATTTGTTGAGGTAATACCTAAACGTAAGTTATCAGATAAAACTATTGATGATGTACTTAAACCCGGATTCTTTGATGATGAAGAAGAAATTGAAGATAAAGGTTCTAAAATAGACTCAAACGGTGTTATACATATTAAAAACTGGTATACATATTAAAAAAAGAAAGCTATCAAATGATAGCTTTTTATTATAACATTAACCAAAGTTCGTCTTGAACGTCTTTTTCGATTAATGAATTATCTTCGTTGATTAAACCGATAAGTTTATCCATTTTTTCTTTTAACACAGGATAGTCTGTATCATTATACACTTCAGTGAATTCTACATCAACAGAGTCAAAAAAGAACTGACCTTTAGAGTTAACACTAATTAACTCACACATATTTACGAACTTGTCTATCATATTTTTCATACTTCAAAGATACAACTTTTTTCTAATATACAAAAATTTTTCTAACATTATTTACATTAGAACCTGGTAAAATTGTATAAATATTAAGTTCTTTTAAATCATAATCTAAAGTGAATACAATAACAAAACGATATTCTTTTAAATAAACTGCATACTTTTTATCAAAAATAAACTCATCATTCTCTTCAACTAATTTATTTAAAGTATCTTTTAGAATTACATTAAACTCTTCCACACTTTTCAAACTAGTTCTATCTCTTATTCTTTCTGCAATACTATGGTGTGTATCGTCAAAGTAAGTTATTCTAAATTGTAGTTTTCTTCCACCAATTCTTTTATTGGTTGAAATCATTTTTACTAAATTAACATTTATATCAAACTCTTTATCAAATCAGATCGGAAGAGCGTC